GCTACAAAAGTAGCCTTATGTAGTCAATCTAATACCCACCACCACCTGTGACTTGAATGTCACGATGGGTGATATGTTCCGCACCACTTACAAATAGGTAACGCAAGCAGTCAATTTGGTCGGAGAAGTAATCACTCTTACTCTCCCCAGCATATTCAAGCATGGAAGATATTGTATTCTCGCAATGATCAGAGAAGTAAAGCTTGGGGCAATTCTTATCTGTCATGGGTTCTGTATCATCCCAGCTAAGTGCGTCATTGATCTTCGCAATACCAGAGTCTATGGACACACCCGGTGCAGCACGGAATACAAATCCCATGTTACTCATTGTATTAATTATATTACTCTCCCCTTCCTTGGTACGCACTGTGGCTGCACCCATGCGTGGGTCAACTATCCGCTCAAATATCTCCTCTCCTTCCTCCTGTGCTTCAAAGTAATCTTTGTACTGTGAGTATCCGAATCCCAAAGGACGTTGTCCAGGGCCAGGTTTACCCACTGCCTTACCAGCACCATTAATATGTGGGATTGCCCATGCCCCCATAGTACTGTCAGGGAACTCACGATAGATATATATCTTCTTATCTTTTGTTACACCTGCCCATAATCCAACCCAAGGTTTACTCCCACCTGGATCGCATATAAAGTAACGAGTTACATTTACAGTTGGGTCGAGGACAAAGGGTATCTTGCTATGTTCTATTACATTTGTCTCACGCTGAAATTTTGGGAACTTACCCTCAAAGCTTTTTGATGGAATGCCGTATAATCTAGCAAGCTTTACCTCTTGTGGTTGCTTAGAGTATGTCCGAATAAGTTCTTTATAATCCACAAAAGGACTCATCTCACTCCAAAAATAATAGATGCGACAATCGGGCCAATTTGCAGACACCTGCTCTAATGGCAATTCACGCCCCATGAGTTCGCTATATTTTGACTTAACTGTAGTCGCACCTTTTAACAAACTATTTACAAGTGGTGTATACCCTTGAAGGGTCGTAAATGTTAAAATTACACGTCCATGATAGTCAACTGTTCTACCACCAACTAAGGTTTCAAAAATATTCTGTGGGCATTCTTCATCCATATGAATACAGTGTGCAGACCATCCCTCAAAGATTTGTGGGTCTGCCATGTACTGCCGATAATTATTAAAGTATATCGTACTCCCACGTTCGGCATCTGGTGTGGTGGGTGGAAGGATTGCTTTACCTGCATTAAATCCATTCTTCTGAGTGTATTGCAGTGAATGATTAGTCCCTTTTTTCTTACTTCGCTTGTATCGTGCAGGCAGGCTCTCGTGGATATAACGTTGGCTATCAGAAATTGATCTTTCCTCACTGACATGCAAAGAACGTATCTCTGCTTCGGGTATGTTCTGTGCTAAGTGGACAAGCAAGCGAGATGCGAAGGTAGTCTTGGATGAACGATTACCTCCTAAAATAATATGAATTTTTGTGGAGTCCCAATTTTCCATTACCCTACGCCACCCAGGAAGAGTCCAACCCCATTCGATTGGATCTTCCTTCTCGCTATTGGGTTGGTCAAGGAGCAAGCGTGTAAGTGTTTCTGCTCGTACAGGATCTTGTACAGTTAGTCTGTCTATCTCCTCATCTAATAATGCACACTCCAACTCTCCTTTTACATACTTGAAGTCATCTGTCCAAGGTACGCCAAAGCGCGCGTCTATTTCATCAGCATAGGTTATTTTACCCATTACTTTAATTGAGTCTTTGAATGTAGGTAATAATATACTTTCTTCAATGACTTGAGTTCTTTTCTCCAACTAATTAAATCCCAATGCTCCATGATTTTAGCTGCATCCATATTTTCCATTCGTGCAATACTTGCATCTAAACAAGCACAAGCCGCATCTATATCCTCTGAGGTTATCTTACCCACGATTTAATATCTCTATTCCTACAATCAACGCTTCTTCGAGCGTGTTACACGGGATTTCCTTTTCACCAATTGTCCAGCATTCCGTATCCTCTCCAACGTCTCTGGGCTTAATTGTAACGGTGGTGGCCCTAGCTTTCGTAAGTCGCACTTCGGTAATTCGACAACTGATTCGGATATCGCTCGTCCGTATTTTTTCCAAAAGATCGGATTGTATCCCGGTGGTACTTTCACTGTTCATTACAATTGCAGGTTTCTTCTTCAAATATTTTCCATTGCTTGCCACATCTCCAACACCTTAACCATCCCACCGGGCTTTTCCTTGCCCATAACTTCTGTTGTTCCATTGACCAATCATCATCACCATCAACCCACTTCATTGCTTTGCCTTCTCCTCCATCAGTTCCCTCCACACATCGCAACATCTTCTCTTTAACTCTTCCACCTCAGTGGTAAGCTCCGCGTTTTTCTTCTCATGGTCTGCAATAGTGGCAAGTAACTCGGTATTCTGCTCGCTCACTCGCTTCACCCATTGAGGCCAATTCTCCACCTTCTCGCCTGTCGGCTTGTATATATTCATTCTTCTTCCTCCTCGTCTTCATCATCAAGTACGATGTCGCATTCAAACTCTATGACATCCTGGTCGTAGTATTCCTTCGCTGCATCCACCATACATTGAACAATTTCTTCATCCACCATGTCAGATTCCTCTGACCAGCGATGAATCATATTCTTAAACTCGTGGTAACATTGTTCTCTTGCTTGCATTTTTTCTAAAATCAAGTGTTTTGCGACACGGCATTACTCTCGGTACATCTGTTCGATACACCTCGCCATCTTCCGAAATCGCTAGTTTATTCTTCCCCCAAAAACGATACCAAGCTTCTTGCATTTCATCCCAAGTTATTTGCTCAATTTCCATTATCCATTTCTTTCCATAAAGTACGCCATGCTAGTTCTGCGGTCTGGGGGACAACTCCATTTCCCAAGAGCCTAAGTCTGTCCACCCTGTGCTGAGTCCCATGAGTTGCTCCACCCATGAAGGATTCAATTTTGGTGTCTGTGTCGCATCCTTCGCTACTGCCCCTGTTAGACTCACACCTCTCCCTCTCTTTATGCTTGTCTCCGCTTTCTCGTGACCTCCTACTCTTGGAGTCGGCCACGACCCTTGGTTCTTCCCACTCGTATTGCTCTTCTCCTGGTCTTGCAGGCCATTGTGTATCTTCGCTTCCTCCGCTAGTATCTTGCCCCCCGTTCCGGGCTTGCGACTGCCTGGGTTGCCTGCTCGTGGGGTTGGCCAATTCTGCATCTGATTCAAGTCTCTCCCCAAGCACTTCTGATTGCTCTCCTTCGCAGTTCTCGCTCCCTCGATGTGGTCGGAGGCTTGTGGAGTTGCCCAAGACTTCCCTTGTGGAAGATGCCCCGTCTCCACATCCCTCAATTGTGTGCGATGAGCTTTCCTTGTTGGATCTGCCGCTCCATTGCTGTCCGAAGTCTGCGCGGTAGGCCAAGATGAAGACTCGTTTCCTTTGGTGCGCAGCGCCAATTTCATGCGCCGAGAAGATACCCCACGTACATTTATAACCTCTTTGTTCCAAGTCTCTGAGGACATACTTGAGTACCGATTCTCCATCTGCGGTGGTTGAACTGATGATCCCTGGGACATTTTCAAAAAAACAGTATTCTGGACGCATAGCGCTAACTCCATTTGCGATCCAAGGCCAGAGGTGTCTGGGGTCTTCAGTTGCCTGTCGCTTCCCAGCACTGGAGAAGGGTTGGCAGGGAAAACCTGCTGACAAAATGGTAACTTTTCCACGTAATTCTCGAAATGGAAATTGCTTGATATCCGTAAACACAGGACACGCATCCAATTGTCCTTCTTCCATTTTCGCAATAAGGTTGGCAATTGCATAGGCTTCGATTTCGCAGTGAGCGATAGTTCGTAAATTTGGAATAACTCTTTCAAGTCCTCTACCGATTCCATCGTAGCCGGAACACAAAGAGATGTAGGTAGGAATACTAATGGTTTCATCAAACATTTTACCTTCTCTTGATACGTTCCCATTCAATGCGTTGAAGTTCATCCTCACTCTCTTCCTCCTCTTCGCTCGGCATGTCTCCTTGTACATCGTAATCACGTTCGTACTGCTCATCATCTGGATCAGGTAACTCCCTCCAAAATTCCCATCTATCTGGTGCAAAATTAAAATCACTCATACTAATCTATCCTTTCTGTCATAATTTCCTTCCAAGGTGTACATATCACCTTCCTCACGCTTTACCTTAACAATACTTCCCAGGGTAAAACTACCCGGCTTTGCACGGAACTTGCCATGTGTACCATCTGGAAATTCAATGAATCGCAAATATGGATTCTTCGGTAATAAATATACCTTAGCAGTACGTACTTCTCCCATACTCTGCTTAATCATTCCTTCCTTAATCAATGTACGCTCGCTCTTCTCCTCCTCTTCTTTCTGCGGTTCTTCCAACTCAAGTAACTTAGCAACCATCTTCTTGCTCAATCGCTTGTTACTAAATGCCAATCTTACAGTAATTGGCTTTACTCCCACCAACTCACTAAACTCCGTGTAATTCATACACGCTAATTTCAGTATTGCTTTTCCTCGCTCTGTGTCCATTTGTAGCCTTATGTAGTCTTACACTTGACAATGCAAGTATTTTCTGAAAAAAAGTCTAAACAATGGGTTACTTACATAAACGAAAAGCAAGAAAACCCGGTACTGTCCGTGGGTTCTGTGATGATATGACAAAAAATAATATAATTAAATCAGCAGCAAAAATTGCAGCCAAACAATCAAATGCAACAAAAGAGGCAGAGATCCTCAAGCAACAAGATCCAGAACTTCGTCAGTCAGTTGCCAACTTCCTACGCTATCGCTTAGACATGACAGAACAGGAGTTTCTCAACAAGGTAAATTCCAAGCTCTCTGATATGGTAGCAGACTCACTCAACACTCTACACAACAAACTAGATGAGATACCTCCACAAAATCTTGCCTATGCAGTGGCAGTACTCATGGACAAGTTCCTTACAGTATCAGGAAGGCCATCTAATATCACCGCATCGGCAAATGTAACCCTCGGTGCATCTGATATGTCCCCGGATCAAGTACGATCCATTCTCAAAGGAGCAACCAAAGAAGTAAAAAAACAACCCACCAAAGCATCAGAAGATAAAGTAGTAGACATCACTCCAAGTGACTCCACTCAATAAACAAATTATTGCCCTTCGCAAAAAAGGTCTGACCTTTAACCAAATTGCAAAGAAACTCAAATGTTCAAAATCAACTGTATCCTATGCCCTGCGAAAAAAAACAAGGCAGAAGTCCAAAGAAAAAAGTGCAGAATATCCAAATCACTTAAAAAAAATAAACAGTAAAATCTACTCCTTTACTAATCCAAAAATTTCAACACAAACAAAAGCTGCCTGGTATATCAATAAATCACCAAGGCAAAACACAAAAGCTATATCCGATAAAGCAAATCGATTTCAACGAAAAATGACGTTCAATTATAAAGATGTACATGAAAAGTATGGTGACCACTTCCCTTGCGCACTTACAGGAAGACCACTTGAATTTAATGAACCACAGACCTACGAGTATGACCATATACTCCCAACATCGCGTGGTGGAGATAATTCAATCGATAACCTGCAAATACTCTGCCCAGAAGCAAACAAAGCAAAAGGTATGATGACAGATAACGAATTTAAGGATCTATGTAGAGAAGTAATTATCCATGCTGGATACAAAATCTATAAGCCAATAGATAAATAACTTGTAAGGTATTGTGACGGGGTTTCTTGATTTTCCCTGGTTAACTCATCGCCTGCTTGGTAATCACATAAAAGCCAAGCACCTCCCCTTTCCCTAGTAAATCGAGTAACACACTCCATAACTACTAGCTAAACTACAACCACCATACAACACCCTACAAGCTCTTACACGGGGGGTATGGGGGTATCAGGTATACATTGTATGGAAGCGTGGAGGTATGCCCCCACATCATAACTATGCGCAAGCAACGCCCCACTCTGGGGGCAATATTGCAAAAAAAGTTATGCAGGGGGTGAAGATAATATAGAAAGAACGCAGGCGCGCACGCACACCCCCGCCCCCCCGGTTGCGTGCCTAGCGTATACGCAAATGCGCGTCTATTTAGAGCATGATTTGCACTGCTCGCTATTACTAGTGAC